AAAACTGGGATTTGGAAGGAACCTGTACTGTTACAATGCGTTCGGTTCAAGATTAGGAGTATAGATGGCAGCAGTAACTAGACGGTCTTATGCGGGTGCGGCGCCAGCGTGTACGTTGACGAACGCGATTACGAATGCTGACACATCTGCGCTTCTTACAGGAACTGTAACAGCGTGGAATAGTACTGCGACTGGTCCGTTCTTCATGGTGATTGACCCAGGTTTGGTTACTGAAGAAAAAGTTTTGGTTGGTTCACGGACAGGTTCGTCGCTTTCGTCTATGACCCGTGGTGTTGATGGCACTACTGCTTCTTCGCATTCTGCTGGCGCTACTTGTTACCCTGTCTTCACAGCAACTGACGCTGATGAGGCGAATACTTTGGCGTCGACGATGACTACTCGTGGCGATTTGTTGAAAATGGGTGCTGGTCCAACTGTTGCCCGTCTTGCTATTGGTACTTCGGGTTATGTGCTAACTTCTGATGGTACTGACCCTGCTTGGGCTGCTTTGCCTGCTAGTGGTGTTACTGGTGATAGTGACCAGTTGGTTTTAGGTTCGCAAGTATTCGCATAATATAGGAGACACATGGCAACATTCACTAAGAAGATTCTTTCAGGTAGCACAGACGGTAAAGCCGTCAAGGTTGCTGCTACTGCTACTGCTGGTACAACTATTCATACTGGTTCGACTACGACTACGACGCTTGATGAGGTTTGGATTTATGCGGTAAACAGTTCTGCGTCATCGGTTAAGTTGACGATTGAGTGGGGCGAGGCTACTGCACCTGATGGCAATATCGAGGTGACTGTTCAGCCTGAGGCTGGTTTGGTTACAGTAATTCCTGGCTTGCTTTTGAAGGGTAATGCGACTGCGCTTGTTGTTAAAGCATTTGCGGCTACTGCAAACGTGATTTGTATTCACGGTTTCGTTAATCAGATTACGGTTTAACTATGCCGAACAGGCGTGAACTCGGATATGTGAGTGCTGGAAGCACAAGCACTATTGTTGCTACTTCAGGTTATGGTGTGGCGACTGGTGGCACTTCAAGTTCTATAACTGTTTCATCACAGAACTATACGCTGTTAACTTTTACAAGCGATAGCAGTCTTGTTGTTTCTACTGCAGGTTTGTTTGATGTGTTGCTTGTTGCTGGTGGCGGTGGCGGTGGCGGTTCAGATAGTGCTTACAATTCTGGCGGCGGCGGTGGCGGTGCTGGAAGCCTTGTAGGTTTTTCGCCAATTCATACAATTTTTTTACCTGCTGCAACTTACACCGTTGATATTGGTGCAGGTGGTGCTGGTGTTGGTTCTGATAGTGGTATCAATATTGGGTCAATTGGGTTGCCGTCAATTTTAGGTAATGTTGAAGCCATTGGTGGTGCTGGCGGTAAAAATAATTATGCTGGTGCTGCTGGTATTATTGGTGGTTCAGGCGGTGGCGGTGCGCCTGGCGCAAGTTCGGTAGGTGGTGCAACATTTTCAACAGCGTTTGGTAACGCTGGTGGTGTTGGTAATACGGCTAGCAATTCTGGTGCTGCTGGTGGCGGTGGTGGTGCTGGTGCTGCTGGAAGTGCATTTAGTGGTAGTAATGGTGGCGCAGGTGGCGCAGGTTTAGACATTTCAACTTGGCTCGGTCAAGTAGCAACAACAACATATAAAGCAGGCGGTGGTGGTGGTGGTCGCCAAAGTGGTTCAGGCTCAGGTGGTGCAGGTGGAACAGGCGGTGGCGGTGCAGGTGGTTCAGGCAGTCCTGCTGCTGGCACGGCTGGCACAGCAAATAGTGGTGGCGGTGGTGGTGGTGCGTCATATTACAGCTCAACCCTTAAAGGTGGCGACGGTGGTTCAGGAATTATTTATGTTAGGTTCAAGGTCTAATTATGGTCGCACAATACTTCGCACAAATTGACGACAACAATGTTGTAACCCATGTCGCTGTGGTGCAACGAGAGTTTCTTGAAGCAAACCCTGAACGCTACACAGGCACTTGGGTTGAAACCTTTTGGAATACAGCAGGCAAAACTTATGCAGGTATCGGTTACACATATGATGAGGCGACACAAGATTTTGTTGCACCACCAAGTCCAGAAGTCGAGAGTGAGGTTTAGTTTATGGCTGCAAGGTTGATGGGTTATGTTTCGGCTTCAAACACACCGACAATCGTTGGTCAAATTGGAACTTATGGTGTGGCGACAGGTGGCACTTCAAGTTCTATCACGGTGTCATCACAAAACTACACGCTTTTAAGTTTTACTAGCGACACTAATCTTGTTGTTTCTACAGCAGGTTTGTTTGATATTTGTGTTATAGGTGGCGGTTCAGGAACTACTGGCTCTACTATGACTGGTGGCGGTTCGTATTACGCAGGCGGAGGCGGTGGTGGCGGTGGTGTTATGGGTGCAGCCACAAGTGCAGCAAATACAGTAACAATTTATATACCCACTGGAACTTATGCAGTTGATATTGGTGCTGGTGGTAGTGGCGGTGCAGGTGCTGCTGGTGGTGGTGGACAGTCATATGGAACTAAAGGTTTGGAAACTTCTATTGCTGGTTTAATATGTGTTTCTGGTGGGAACAGTGGTGGTTCTGCTGGTGCGGGATTAAGCGCAGGGTTAGATGGCGCAAGTGGTGGTGGAATGGGCGGCAAAACTTTGCAAAGTCTTTTTGGTAATGATGGCGGTTCAAATAATACCAATGCTGCTGCTGGTGGTGGTGGTGGTGCTGGTGGTGTTGGTGGCACTGCGCCGAACTCATCTACAGGTGGAACGGGTGGAAATGGTATTGACATAAGCGGTTTCATTGGTGGTTCAACTTATTACGCTGGTGCAGGCGGTGGCGGTGGCGGTGCAACAGGCGGAACGGCAGGGAATGGTGGGGTTGCTGGAAAGGCACACAACGTTGGTCCAGGAAATGCTGGCGTAAACTATGGCGCAGGTGGTGGTGGTGTTTCTGGCAACAATATGACAGGTGGCGCAGGTGCAGCAGGCGCATTGTTTGTCAGGTTTAAGGTTTAATTATGGTTGCACAATATTTTGCACAAATTGATGAGAACAATATCGTCACCGATGTTCGTGTTGTTACAAAAGAATTTTTGGAAGCAAACCCTGACCGCTATCAAGGCACTTGGGTGGAAACATTTTTTAATACAGCAGGCAAAACTTATGCTGGTATCGGTTTTATATATAATGATGCAACAAAAGATTTTACACAACCACTAACACCATTTTTTGAGCCGTAGATGTGGGTCGCAATTTAACTAGGTGGCTTATACCGCTACCAGCAATCCTGTTCGCAGTTTTTCCACAGACCGCTAACGCTGAACCTACACCAGGTTTAGCAACCACCTACTACACAATCGACGAAATACCACCAACCCAATCCACCACCGAATACCCTGTCTGCGGCACAGAGGTAGAGAACAACATCAACCGTTCCTACAACGGTGAACCGTTTGAAGACTGCACCGTTGATTTGTTTATGGTCCACATGACAGGGTTTATTACTATCCCTGAACACAATACGATTGCGTTTTGGTTGGCTACAGATGATGGCGGAAGAATTAACATTGATGGCAATGAGTGGGGCAACTGGAATGACCGACATTGCGGTTGGATGGCATCGGGTGAATTACAACTAGACGCAGGCAGTCAACCTTTAGAACTGTGGATGTACGAGAATGGTGGAAACACCTGTCTAATGCTTGCATGGAACATTAACAACACAGGTTGGGCAATAGTCCCCGACTCTGCGTTTACTACTAGTAGTAGCCCAACCACCACAACAACAACCACGACCACGACAACCACAAGCACGTTGCCAGAAACAACAACAACAACTTCAACCACAACCACGACTTCATCTACAACAACCCTTCCACAAGAAACGACCACAACGACTTCGACAACTCTTGCACCAACAACCACGCAAACGACAACAACAACGTCAACGACCACCATCCCAATTCAAACAACGACCACAACTTTTGTACCATACACCCCTCCTCAGACAACGATTGCTATTCCCACCATCGAGACTCAACC